CTTCCTTGATTCGAAATCTCTACACCAAATCTAGGTCTAACACGATTTCTAAATGAACTCATACGCTTAAATGAATAGTCGTTGTCTATTACGTCCTTAAACGCTTTTACTAGATTCTCCATTGGCTTAATAGCTCTCGTGTTATGTTCGTCGTTGATCCACTTTTTAACGTTCGTTTCATCCATAAAGAATAAACGAGCATCAAAAGCAGCCTCGATAGAACTTTCTAATCCTTGGTCTACATACTCGTACGACTCTAATAACCAAATAAATGGTGTCTTCTCTCGCGTACGTTTGCTGATTTGTAGATATTCGTTGTTAGTACTTGAAGGGCTACCATGTAAGAACGTTATACTAGGTGCAATCACTACAGAACCTCCGAAGATAGGCGCACCGTTTAAAGGTGTTACATCTATCCAGGTGTCTTGTAGAAAATCAGTTACTTTGTATACATTCCCTAAACCATCTTCTACACGTTTATCTGTGCTAATCCACAAAGTAGAACACACGTTGATACGTACACCGTCTGTAGACTGCACCTCTATAGATGTGTCTATCTGGTTTATAATACCTTGTACTATGTCTACTAAATTGCTCATTAATATACGTGGTTAAATCGTTCGTTGATACCTTCAAACTCTGGGTACGTGTCAGGGTCTACGCATAACATATAGTTTTGAATAACCTTGTAAGTCTCGATTGACTCGTTGTACCTAGAGTTTAAGTCATGCCCTATACCAGTAACAGGTGTAGCGTTTTCACTTGCAGTATTCTGTATACCGTCAGTAGTTACTACCGTTATTCTGTCTCTGATAAATAAATAATAAACTAACCCTTGTAACATAACTTTCATTCCTTCAGACTGTGTAAAAACATCGTCGGTTTGATCGTTAAAAGGGTCGAAAACTTTAATAAAGCGCGGGTCACTCGGTGTCTGAGGTGTTCCCACGCTTAAATCTGCTATAAATAAGTCGTACAACTCTACGCCAAACAATCTAGGCAAGTAGTATGCCTCCACTCTATCAATGTAATCTGTTAAGGATTGTTCTTGATATGTGTTAGTTGGGAGTTCAAAACGCCCGCTTTCAAAGTCTGATTCTTGTAGAATTGCCATCTAACTATTTAATTTAAGTTATTGTTCTTTCTTTTTTACTGTTTTCTTTTTTGCTGCGGTTTTATACTTTGCAACCTTGTCTTTATGCACAAGGCGAGACGCTAACATACTATCACAAGTAAATTCGTCGTCCTTTTTACGATTAGCAAAGTCCTTTGTAAAAATTACAGTCTTCATATTACGATGCTAATGTAGTTAATGCAGCAGAAATAGAAGTTACTTTTCTGAATCCTGTTTGGTCTACGTTACGAACTAACAATAACATACGCTTACGAACTTTCAAAGTTTCAGTATCTTCTACGAATTGAGCGTTAACAACACCTCTAGAGAGTTGTACTCCGTTCTTTTCGTATTTTCTACCAAATCTAGAATCTCCCATAATCATTGTATTAGCAGCTACTTTGTTATCTACAACAATAGTAATACCATCTACAACGTTTCCTGAACGGTCAACGAATGGAGGCATGATATAGTTTTCGTTTGCGTCCTTCTTCAACTTCATTAAGTTAACGTCTGCAATGTTCATTAGAGCAAAGTTAGCCATGTATTTCGCGTCCTGGTCTGTTTCAATGTCCTCTTTTACCTTTACGATTAAATCATAAATAGAAGCGTCAGAGATACCAGAAGCTACAGGAACGTAAGCAGGGGAAGAAGTTACTAAACCAGTAAGGTTATTACCTGTACCGTCTCCGTTAATTACTTGGTCGTTTGCTACTAAGTCAACATTCAAACGTAGGAACATTGCTAATTCTGCTGCAAACATTGCTTCATCTTCAAAAAACTCTTCTGTAACTGGTAAAGAATCACCAATCTTTTTAAGATCAATAGAAAACTTTTCCCATTTAGCCGTTGATTCAGGGAATGTGTCACCCTCTGCAAGCATTGCCGCTGCACGAACCGTTGTTGCTTCATCCCAATCGTAGTAACGTACTGTTCCGTTATCGTTATTACCCATTGTGATTGTAGGGAATAAGTCAATAGCTCTCATTCTACCCGTTGCAAGCTGCCCAATAGTCGTTAAGTCTTGTGCTTGTTCGTTGTTAGTAATGTTTGCACGAACTGTTGTTGCTTTAAGTTCTACTGTTCCGTTTTCTCCCTTAGCAATAGCTTTAAGAGTGTCTTTGTTCTCTACAATCTCTTTAGCTAAAGAACCTCCGTTAGAACCTCCGCTAGCTTCTGTGATTTGTTTTGCCAATGCAATACCCTGTTCTTTTTGAGTCTTAGAAATTTCTTTCATAGCTTCAAAAACCGTTTTAATCTCTTCAGCTTGAGCTTTAGCGTGGTCTTTTTGTGCTTGCTCTAGTGATTCTTTAGAAGTGTTTACATCATTTTGTAACGCTTCGAACGCTTTACTGTTAGACTCATTCAAATCGTTGTAGATTTTCATTCTGTCCTCTGGAGACATTTCTTTGAATTGCTCCATTGTGTGTCCTAGTTCTTCTAGGTACTTTACAATTGTTTTCATTTTTAAATAAATTGTGTTAATAAATCATCGTTATTATTCTTGTTTTGAGTGTCGTTAGACGGCTCGTTATTATTCGCGTCCAATGACGACGAAATGTCTTTAGATAGTATCATTGGTGTAACATCGTTAGAACCTGCTAACACCATTGAACCCTCTTTAAATATCTTTGCTTCTGATACTGTCCAGTAATAGCCCCTTTCAAAAGCTACACCTTTATTAGCTATAGAATCTATAGTAGAATCCCATTGAATTTTTTCCTGTGCTAAATCTTCACTATCAGAGTTTACAGCTAGTTTTATATCAACATATTGCATTCTAACACTATGTTGTATATCTATTCCTTTCTCTATTACTGTCTTTGCTGAATCTAGTTGTATGTCGTTTTTATCAACTTCAAATAATAAAGCCTGTGTTTTACCTTCGTAATCCGCTCCAAGGTCAGACCAATTAAACATCTTTAAAGACATTTCAACGTCACTAGGATAAGCTATTACACTCTTCATACTTAAATCATGATCCGCTAAAAAGTATATTTTCCCTTTCTGCTCTGATACTGATTTGTTCCAAATACCGTCTAAATGAACGTCATTGTGTGAGTCAACGTATTTAGTAGTGTTTATAACGTGTAAAGATTTACCTTCAGCTACATCTATACCTTTTGTCTCTGAAACCTTAGACACTTGTATACTGTCTGACGGTCTTACCTGGGCTTTCTTAATACCAATAAGTCTATCCTTGTTCCCCTTGAGGTGTTTAAATAATTCCTCTTTAGTATTAAACTCTAAATCTGGAAACTCTATAGCTTTAATTACGCTCATTTTGTAATCGTTTTAAGTTCTTTCTTCTTCTTAATATCTTCGAGAATCTTAGCCTTTACTGTACTATCAGGCATCTTTTCAATCTTCTCTTTAACCGTGTCTAGTTTCGTTTTCATCCTTCTACGTTTACTGTTGCGTCTGTTCCTGCTCGTCCAATTGGTACACCGTCTCCGAGTTCGTCCAATCCTACTACAGCTCTTAACTCGTCTTCTGTCATTGATTCAGTAATACGGTTTGCAAGTAGTGGACTTAACGAATCTAAAGCCTGTGCAACCTCATTAGTAGTGGCTTTAATTACCTCAATAGATGTTAAATCAATTATAACCTTTTCTGTTACTTTTAATCTATCCTGTAGATATTGGCTTAACTTGTCGTCTACCTTGTTTCCTAGTGGAATGAATACGTTTGTATAACTTGCCTTTTCAGCCTCGCTTACGTTGTTATAAGTTGAATTGGCAGTATCGTTAAACAATACAGAACTAAGACCATATACAGAGGCTATAATACGCATACTAGATACAATACCTTCGAGTAACTTTAAGTCTGTTGGACTCATTCCAGTTTGTATGTACTGTAGATTACTTGTTGAAATCTTGATTTTGTTGTACTTATCTGACCCTCCTACTTCAGAATCGAACTCTTCTTGTAGTCTTTCGCGCTCCTTTGGCAACATTGGAGTATCTTTAGAACTAGTCAATATACCGATAATACCACGATTTTTAAATATACTCGCCTCTGCTCCGAACTTCTCCGTACTAGACTTAACAACAATCCAAGCAGCTTGTAAACGACTAAGACCGTAGTAAGCGTCTGAACCGTCAGTATCTACCATGTTGTTAGTGTGGATATGTAATATATCTTCTTTAGGTATCTTAACTGTTGTTCCTCCAGGTTTGCAGTAATCGTATCTTAATACTTCTGTATCGTTGGTGTTAGTTATAATTTCTACTTTATCGCTTGGTAATACTCTTAATTCGTTTCCTGCTCCTATTCCTTGGATATGCCAAATAAACGCGTTCCCTGTTGCTTCGTGGTTTTCGTTTATCGCTTCGTAGAACTCTATTCTATTTTGTTCTGGGTTAGGATCATTAAGAAGGTCTAGTATTTGAGAGTTTTCTATTGGCTCTCCTTCTTCGTTAACGGCTATTCTTTTAATTGAAGCACTTGTAGTAGCAATCCTATTAACAACCATGAATACTAAAGGGTTACTTCCGTAGGCATCTAGATACTCTTTCATGTTGTGTTTACCCTTTCCGAAAGAAAAGAACCCGTTAATTAACTGTAATGAGTTTGAAGAGGTTATAGAACGCATACCTATAGACGATTTATTAACCGCTGCGTTATACATTCTTTTGAAGATGTTAGCCATTTATCTCTCTTTTGCTTTGCAAGTTACAAAAATAATTTGTATTTGCCGAAAATCTAAACATTTAACGATTAAAATCTAATCAGTTATTAACATTAAAAAAGGGCTACCGTTTCCAGTAACCCAACCTAACCGATTTTAGAAAGTTAGTTTTATTTCGTTATTGTTTACTTGTTTATTTCGTTACAGTTGTAAATATGATTTGCCAGAATCTAACTTACTTCCGTTACTACCTTTTTTAAATTTCTTTAGTGCGTTAGATTTATTTAAAGCAGATACATATGCTTTCCCTTCATTTATAACAACTTCCGAATGAGTGTTAGGTTTAGAGTTCTTAGTCCATTTCGGGTTAAACATGTAGTCTTTTTTAAGATAAGTAGCCTTTACGATTTCCAAAGATTTAATATCTACCTCCCATAACGTATGATTCTCATTAGGTATAATAGTTCCTTGATACACTAACTGGTATTCCTGTTCCTTTTGTTGTGTTACTTCGGTCTTTGTTTTCTCTTTTGTGAGATTGTTTAAATCTAGCTCTTTCATCCTTGTTTATTTCGTGAAATCCTTGTCTTTGAATATTACGCTCACCCTAACTACTTGAATGATGAACAGTGCGAATCCAGTTAGAAACCATATCCACCCTTTATAGTTCCAATGGTAGTGTTCATGAAATATATGTTTTCCTGATCCATGATAGCAATCCCATCCCCGCTCCATCTTGAAGCAAAAAAATTCTTTCCATATCTCCATGTCAGGGATAAACGAGAAAACAATTAAAGTAGCTCCCATAAGGAACACTGCTAATGATAATTTATTGAAGTTCTTCATAATATTAATATTTGTTTAGTTGTTCGTTTAGTATTTCGTTTAACTCTAAATAACAGTCACTAAAAAGCATTGAAACGACTTTTTAGTTTGGTGTTGTACACAATTAAAATGCTTTTTGTTTACCACAGGTTCTACATTCTTGGTGTCCGTTAAATTGATGTCCTACAC